TGGGGTTCCACACGTCGTTCTCAAAGCACGCTTCGAGGCGTGCCGTGCGTTCGCGATAGCGCCACCAGTAGTCATCCTTCTGGTCACGCGTCATGGACATCTTGACGATGTCATTTTTAACTATGAACAAAAGAGCGGAGTTCACTTTGCGGATGTGCGGGAAGTGCTCGAAGACCATGAGGGACATCAGCACAAGCTGGTCACGATCCGGGTACTTGTTGCTGCCGGTCTTCCAGTCGCCCACCCACGCCGTGAAGTTGTCGTCGTCAAGGATCAGAATGTCCGCAATCCCCCGCACCCACACGTCGGGCGACTTCCATTCGGTCGGTTTTAAATCTGCTGTCAACGCCATCTCATACTCCGCCAGCTTCCTGCCGGGCTTGCCCAGCATGGCGTCGACCACATCCTTGAACTGCGCGTACTCGGGCGGGATTGGTTTGTTTTCTTTTATGTAGAGTTCCAGCGCCTCATGTACCTGATTGCCGTAGCGCGTTGCCTCAGTCTCGGTGAACGGGTAGTTCTTCAAGACCTTGACCTCGTGGTATTTGCGGGCGCAGTTTTCAAACTCCTTGAGGGAGGAGTGTGACCAGGATGGCTTTTTCATTGCGGGTCTTTCGGAGCGTCGGGGTACAGATCGTGCACAGGGATTACTTGCACTTCAACTCGACCGTCTTCTGTGTAGACATACTTGAGCACGCCTCCGGTCATGAGCGCTTTCATCATGGCCTTTTCTTGTGGTGTCGGCTCGTCATCAGCAAAAACTTCTCCAAACATGTCAGAACCTCGCTGATTTGATTGCAGTGGCAAGACGATTGGCAAAGCGCGTCACGAACTTCTCGTTCTTGTACAGGCTGCTGCCCATGTCATAGAGGATGGCGTGTGTTAGCTCGTGCCAGAACGTGTCGTTGACCTCGTCGGCGGAGTAGCGGGTGTTTGTCACGTTGCTCTTGGTGGCAACCTCAATCTCCCCGGTGCCGTAGTACACGCAGCCCATCTGGGCTTTGCGCTGCATGGTCTCGACGATCTCCACCGAGTACCACCGGTCACCGACTTTGATCTTCTTTGGTAATTGCAAGTCCATCTGCTTCTCCTTGGGTTATTTGTTTTGCATGTGGCGCAGGGTCTGCACGAGAAGACGGGCTTCTGTCACAAGCTCCAGCGCTTTCTCTTCCGCCTCTGCCAGTGTTCGGTGCAGGCACAGGTCGTGCACTTCTTTAGCCAGCCGCTCAACATTCATCAGCGGGGTGGCGTAATCAATCAGTACGTCTTCTTTCATCTCAGTCCTTGGCAAGTCCATATCGGCGGTGAACACCACCGCCAGCGGCCAGAGGTATCCCCGGCAAGTAACTCGGCTCCATAGTCATCTGCGCCAAGACCCAAGTCTGAGCGTCAGCGGCCTCGGCGTCCGGCACCACAGCAATCAATTCGTCATGCACCGTTCCCACCACGGGGTAACGCTTGTTCACCCGCAGCATCCCGTCTGTCATCACGATCCTAGCAGTGCCCTGCACTACGTTGTTCGTGATCTTTCCACCATACAAGGGCGTGGCCTCCGGCCCATACACCCACCGCTTTGCTTTCTTGTCCTTCTCGTCTGCTTCTTGCCTCAAGTTGGGGTAGAGAATGCTCATGCCGTTGGGCAAAACAATCTCCTCCTTCCTGAAGGTGAGACATTTATACACGATCTCCTCACCCCCGGCAAGGCAGCGCACCAGCAGTTCCTCCATCAGGCTCCAGAAGGACTTCACCGGCCATGCTGCAGCGCGGTATTTGTCGATGATGGCCTTGGCGGCGACACAATGAATTAAAAGCTCGGCGTCCGTACAGATGTGCGGTATCTCCTGCATGCGCTTGACGTAGTCGTCGTTCTCCAGGAACGCCCGGATGCCCTCGCCCGTGACGCCCAACTTCTTGGCATCGTCCTTTGTGTAGCGCACCGGGGGAGCGCCCAGGAACCCCACCAGAAGCTGCTGGGCGAAGCTCGCCCACCCCAGACCATAGCCAGCCCCCAGCAGCGCTGACTTGGCAGACTGCCGCTCCACCGGATGCGTGTCCTTGGTCATGCCCGGGGCGTTGAACATCTGCGCGCCGAAGGCGGCGTAGGGGTCTGATCCCGTCTTAAAAATAGCCAGCAGTTCCTCGTACTCAGACAGCCACGCCAGCACGCGCGGCTCGATCTGGGACAGGTCACCCACCGCCAACTGGTAGCCCTCGGGGGCCATGATGGCTTTGCGCAGGAAGCTGCCGCGCTTCAAGTTCTGCATGTTGATGGCGCTGCCCTTGCTGGCCGTCCAGCGCCCGGTCGAGGCACCGTAGTATGAAAGTGGTACCGGCAGGGAGCCACGGGTAGCGATGTCGTAGAAGCGTTGCGCCCGGGTGCGCTCGGTGGTGGACTTGACCTTCAGGCGCGCCTCGCACAGGGCGGCGACATCCTCGTTGGAGGAATTCAGTAGCGCCTGGAACAGCGCGTCGTTCTTGGCAAGGGCCAGCGTCATCTTGCCGGTGGTCTTGCTCTTCTTCTTGGGGGGCTCCACGCCCAGCTTTTGCAGCAGCGCCGCGAACTTCGGGTTGGATGCGAGGTCAGCTTCCTCCACCGCCAGCTTGGCAAGCAGCCCCTCCCGGGTCTCCCGCTCTTCTTCAATGGCATCCATCAGCATGTTCTTGTCAAGCTCAAGCACCGGGCGGGTGTACATCTTGAGCGTCATGTCGATCAGGCGCAGTTCCTTGGCAGGGTAGCCCTTGCTCAGTCGCCGGAAAATTTCCTCGCAGAGGAAAACGTCGTGCTTGCAGTACTCGGCAAGCTCACGCTCCAAGTCCGGCCCCAGTTCTCTGACACCGTCTGTGCTATGAACGGCTCTCCCTTTTTCGGGAAGACCAAAATCTCCTGCAAGTTTGGCGAGGGAGTTGCCAACCTCCACGCCGCGAAGAGCGCGCGCCATTGATAGCGTGTCGAAGATGAAGGCGGGACGTACGTTGAATCGCCAGCCCATAATTGATACATCGAACTGTGCGTTATGGGCAAGCACTGCGGTTCGTCCCCAGTCGATGCCAGCAAAGAACTCAGGTAGGTCATCTCCTCCAACCCATCTAATTGGGTCGTCGCTTCCATATACATGGACGCAAGCTCCGAAGGCTTTGAATTTATCGTCACGGATGTACTCCTCGGTGGTCATCTTCGAGAGCGTGTAGCCCTTGCTGGACCACCGCGTCTCAAAGTCGATTGCAAGAATCTGATCGTACGGGGCACTCAATTAAACAACTCCTTGGGCGGTGCGTCAGAGACGACCGACTCTTGCACATATTCGTTCACGCTGCCCAGCAGCTTGGCGGCATCGATCTCGTTGGTGTTCACCGCCATGACCTTGAACCGCTCGTACGGGTCTTTGCCGATCAGCACCATGCCATGAATCTCGTCGTGCAGGTAGCACTCGATCAGTTCTGAGATGACGATGCGCAGGTGTTCGCGCTGGTCATCCGTCAGTTTACTGACGGCGTGTTCCATCTCTTCCGGGGTTTTTATAAACATAAGATTCTCTCTTTCAAAGTTTTGATGTTGTCTTCCCGAGCCACGAACACGAAGCCACCAGCGGCACAGATCGCGTCAAGCTCTCGCTCCTGTAGCGCCGTGACCTTGCCTTTGCCAGCCTTGCACTCGATGCCCAGGAACTTGCCGTTGTGGCAAGCGATGATGTCCGGCACCCCTGCGCGTCCCATGCCCGCCATAAACGGCGAGAAGTGATAGATGCGCAGGTCGTCCAGCAGTTTCTTCACGGCCAGTTTTACTTTTCCCTCAGGCGTCATTGCCATCACAGGCTCCTCTTAAATTTAGCAATATGCTTTTTTGTTAAGCGCAGCACACCAGCGTGTACCTTGCGATGGCAGTTTGAACAGACCAACACACAATTGTCTGCGTGTTTAAGAAACGTTTTTAGTGTGGCACTAGCTGCGGGGGTTGACTCCTTTTCGTTTGGGTCAAGATGATGCATGTCAAGAACCCAAGGCTCCGTTTCTCCGCAGACTGTGCAACCCCTTGCTCGTTTCCATTCCATGATCTCCTGCTTCTTGGCACGCATACGCTCGACCATGGTGGCGTAGTTCTTTTTAACGTAAGCACGCATGTACTGCGTGGCGTACCCGGGGTGCTCAAGTCGCCAGAGACGGCTTCGCTCTGCAACACAGGCTTTACACTGAGAGCGAAGCCTGTCTCCGTTTATTGGAAAGTCAGCTTCACTTTTTTTCTTGTTGCATTTGGTGCACTTTTTCATCGAACTCTTTCAGTTTCAACATGTAATGCCGCGCCTTGCCAGCGTCGTCCGTGCCCTCTTTTCGTCCGGCACGCAGTGCATACTTTATCACGTTGCCGCGTAAGAACCCCCGGAATTCTTCCGGAGACAGAACTGCCTCCATCACATGCCAAGGCTGGATGGGCATATCTTTGTAATGATTGCCGCTGACCTGCAGGTCGTCGGCGCTGGTGCCGTTCAGTCCGTCGTAGAGATTCATAGCAGTGCGTCCTCGTAGTCACTTAGGTTGTTTGGTTTTTTGCTTTTCCTGTGCAGGTACGCCAGCACCTGCGCGTCGGCTCGTTGGAAGGGCCACCACTGGCCGCTTTGGAGCGCGTTTAGCTCCGACTGCTGCGACGGACTCCACTGTGGTGAACCTGTGCGTGGCGGGGCTGTCGCACTCCCGGCGGCGGTAGTTGGTGTTGGTGATGGCATTGTGGCGTGTCTCCAGAATCACGGTTGGTTTTCCACACACGGGGCATTTCATTTCTTCTTTCTCCTTCCTTCAGGTTTGGGGCAGTTCGGCGGCGGCACGATGACGCACCACACGGCGGCGACACGCTGCCCGTTTTTAATCCAGCGGTCGATGTACGCGTCAGGCATGGCCTTCAGTATCCGGTAGACATGTGGCAGGTTGCCGTAGTCAAACGCGTCATCGATCTGTCTGGCTGTCAGGCCGTCCGGGTGATTACGCAGTAGCTCCCGTGTTTGGTTAATTCGGACGTTACTGCCCATAGCTCACCGCGAACCAGACCATCGCCCACGCAGCCGCGACAACAGACCAGAGTTTGATATTTGCCCAAATGTCAGGCCAGTCATTCGGGGCGATCAGCATGACCAGCGGGATGAGCAGCAACGCCGACACGCAGGTGGCGAGTAGAAACAGGATGATGGCGAGTGTCATTTCTCCTCCAGCACTTTGTTAGTCCATTCGACTTTGTAGATGCCCCCGTCCGGGCCAAAGTCGATCCGTATGTTGCACTCCAGCAGGTATGGGTGTCTGCTATGACCCAGCCCACTCATGTTTTGGTTTACCCGGTAATACTTACTTACCGCTACCTTGCCTCGGTCTTCTACCGGGACAATCTGTTGATACAGCGGCTCAGGTGTTTTGGATTTCATGCCTGCCCCCTTGCGCGGATGGCGTCGCCATAGGTGCCGCCGCCTTCTCTGCGAATATGGTCAACCATGCGCGCACACGCCTCGCGCTCGGCCAGCCGCC